CGCATCTGCCGCAGAGCCCAAAGCACCATTTACGCATTTCAGAGCGCTCCTTTCTTTTGCCGTCGCTGCAAGCGCACCCGGTAACAGAGCTTCCCGCAGCGTTCACAGATGGCGTAGTTCGTTCTGTATTTCCCGCCGTGGGCGCTGTGGTGCCTTCGGGTGATTATGATATATGTCTCCTTGTTGAGCTTATGCAGGCCAAACCTGCAAAGTAGTGGCTTACTCATGGTCGGCACCTCCGTCCATCTTGGCCCCGCAGTTGGGGCAAAAGTTGACACAAAGAGGAAGTACCCCGTCGCATTGAGAGCATCTGGCGTAGAACCCCCCGTCGTCAACCCTATGTCCATGCACCACCGGAGCCACGTCGGCGGATGGGATGCTGTAAAAGTCCTCCGCCAAATCGTTATAGGCGTCTGCGTAGATTCCGCTTTCTCCACCAAGCTCTTCAAACGCTTTTTGACATTCTTCCGCTTGCTCACGGATATAAGCGATTGCCGCCTTGCGGCTTATGTATTCAGCCATTGTCAGCCCTTCTTCCTTTCCTGCGTCTCAAAGTAAAACTCAATCGGTTTTTCAGCCTCGATGACATTACCGTAAACCACACCGACCTTGTAGATATAGTTGTCGCGCAGTTTGCGAGGGATCTCCTCGATGTATCGTCTAAAGGTTACAAGCGAGTTCGCTCGCTTGTAATGGTTGCACATCCGGCAGGATGGCATGAGGTTTGCAATGTCATCGGTCCCGGGGTCTTCGATGCCCCGGGCTCTCAGCGGTTGAAAATGGTCTACCTGCATATCTTTGTAGGCGATTTTTCGTCCACAATACGCACAATGCCCATTATATTTTTGATAAACAGCTTCTCGTTTTGATTTGCTAATTGCCATCCTTCGTCACCTCCAATGCTTTCTCCGCCTCCTCGCGGGTCAAGAAAATCGTTTTTCCTATGGAACTTTCCACGCATGGGCAGAACGGGTACGTTTCAATGTCCCACCGTCCCTGTATTGCGAAGTACTTCATGCTCCCAACTCGGTGCTCGAAGATTTCTCCGGCAAACACTCTGTATAATTTATCGCCCACCTTGCACGGCAGCACCTCCACGCGCCCGTCCTTGTCGGCCTCGGCCAGCTCGCGGAGACGGTCGGTGCTGATGTCTCTCACCATATCCTCGTAGGCTTTCAGCCGCTCCCACACCTTCCGCGCTGAGCACGCATCGTTATATGGACACGGAATTTCTTTGCATTGCGCGATGTCGCAAAAATTCCCCTCAAAGGTCAGTCGTTCCATCATTCAACCTCCAATTCTCCCCACTGCTCCGCCATGGCCCGGGCAATACCGGGGAATGTCTTTGCGCGGTTTTTCGCGCGGTCTGTGGTAAACATGCCTCTGTGCTGGGCCCCGTGCTTGTGGCTATAACTACCGCTTGGGCACCAAGTAGCCGTTGGCTCTACAATATTGGTCGGCTCCAACGGCTGGACGCCGCGCTCCCAAAGCAAGGTTTTTTTGCTGAACGGGTGCCCGTATTGATAGGGCTGTATGGCTTGGGTTGGCTCTGGATACTCAAAGACTTTACTCGGCGTCGGATTCTCAATTACAACTTTTTCGCAATCCGCTGCCCAAATAGCTAAAAACAGCGCTTTGCCGCACAAACCCTCATAATACCGCTTGATGTTGAGCTTTCCTCCCCTATACAAGTGCCGCGCTCCGGCGTTACTGGTTTTGGTGCAGGGCGGGAAAGCGATAATCAGATCCCACCGCCCCACCTCATGGGTCCGTCCGTCCATGGTGGTCACTTGCCCCCCCTGTATGGCCGTCA